TTAAGATATGAAAACAAAATATATAGATATAAACACAAGAGAAGTAAAAGAATTTAGAGATATAGTTTATGTTCATAGAAATATAAAAAGGCTACTTTGGCAATCTAGTAGAGCCGAAAGTAAATTATGGGATAAACTAATAAAGAAGTATAAGTTAGATACAAACTATCTATATGGCTATAATACGGTCGTAAGAAAGTTAAAAAAACTGCATAAAAGGATTAAGTAATGAGTATAATATTGCTCAGGGTAATAGTCGGAATATTTGCATTAAATTTCTTAATAGTGGTGTTTATGTATTTTAAATATGGAGGGAGATAATGATTGATATTATGGAGTTAAAAGTAGGCGACAAGGTTCATTATCAGCCAGAATATTACGGTAAAGATAAATGGGAAAATGGAATGATAAAAGAAATCCCTGATTTTAAACAGATACCTGATTTCGAAGATGCTAAGGTAAGAGTAGTTTATCATTGCGCAGGTAACTGGGGATGCTTTGATAGTTACACAGGCGCATTAACTAGAGTAGAAGATTTAAACATAGGGTGGAAATAATCATGGATGGAATAGGATATCTATTGTTATGGCTTATATTCTTTGGATTGCCAGCGTGTTTAATTGTAAAGGCTATAGGTAGGAAACCAATAATTAATAAGGGAGGGAAGTAAAATGGAAAGAGTAACTGAACTAAAGATTGAAGATTTGAAAAAAGGAGATATTGTTACTGTTTTAAATGGTTTAATTCTTTTAAATGGCATGGAAGATAATAGCTGTAAGGGTGATGTGCTAAAAATAAAGTCTATTTGTTATCCTTATGTAGTATTTGTAGAGCGTGGCGATGATTATAGATTTTCTTTAGATTTAAGGAAATATACACTAGGTAAATTATCAAAAGAATATATTAGAGCAATAAAAAGTAGAAGAAGAAAAAGAACAAAAAATACAAACAGAATAACAAAGTGGTTTAAAAAGCTAATAAGGAGCAAATAATGTTTATGACATGGGCTGAATTTGCAGTAGGCTTAACGTTTTTACTAATAGCAGGCAGGCTTGTAACAAAGAAGCATTTTGGGCTTGCTGTTGTGGCTGCAGGACTGTTTCTAATGGTTATTAATTACTAGGAGGATGAGATGAAAAGAGAGATAAAGTTTCGGGCTTGGGATAAAGAGAAAGAAAAAATGTATGATTGGGAGCATATTTATAATATATATCGTAGGCTTGATAAAGAACATCCAATCGGAGTTACCGGAAGAGAGGATGACGATAGTAATATTAGGCTTATAGACGTAATTCTTATGCAATACACAGGTTTAAAGGATAGGAATGGTAAGGAGATTTATGAGGGAGATGAAGTTGAAGTTGGAAAACAATTTCCGAGCCGAGACTATGTGTTTTTTGAAAAAGGCATGTTTAGAACTAAAGCAAATGCGGTTGGAGTATTTAATGAGCATTGTAGGATTGTGGGTAATAAAACTGATAACTCTAAAATACTAAAGGAGACCAAATAATGCTAAACAAATACGAAAAGCTAACCGAACCCCACAAGATAATAAGCAATATATTTGATAATATAAACGCAGGAATGGAAGCAGGTAAAAAGCCAGCAGATAAAGCGATTGAGGAGTATGAGAGAAAATTTGATAAAACAAGAGTAGTAAAGAAAACATCGAATAAGCTACTGAAAGCAATGCTCAGGGATTTAAAAAAAGAGAAAGTTATTCTAAAGAAGTCATTATCTAAGGCCGGAGAATTTATTGAGGAACTAAAGCAATCCGAGGTAATAGCAAACGTGATAATTAAATCCACAAATGGAGTTATAAAAAAGTTGAAAGCAGAGAATAAGGAATTAAAAGCTAAACTCCGCAGGTTTGACGAGATATTTAACAATTTTGAATCTAAAAGAAAAGGTATAAAATGAAAGTATTAAATCTTTACGCAGGAATTGGTGGAAATAGGAAGTTGTGGAAAGATGTTGATGTTACTGCTGTTGAGCTTAATCCAAAGATAGCAGCTATATATCAAGACTTCTTTCCACAAGATAAGGTTGTTGTGGGAGATGCACATGAGTATTTGCTAGAGCATTATAAAGAGTTTGATTTTATATGGAGTAGTCCACCTTGTCCGAGCCACAGCGATATTAGGAGAATGGGTGTTTCCGCTGGAATGTATGAGGCGAAATATCCCGATATGAAGTTATGGCAGGAGATTATATTATTGAAATATTTTTGTAAAAATAAATATGTTGTGGAAAATGTTAAAAGTTATTATAAGCCGTTAATAAATCCACAAGAAAGTGGAAGGCATTATTTTTGGGCTAATTTTGCAATTAGAAACATAAACCTACCACCACTAAAAATTAGAGATATACATAAAAAAGAGATAAGAAACATGGTTAATTCTGAACTAGGCTTACACATCCTAAACGAAAGCAAAATAAATAGATACCCGGAATTATTTAATAACCAAAAGGAGAACAATCGTGATCATAATACCAATAACCAAGAAGAAAGCAGAAGAACAGGGATTCACGCCAATAACAGACTTCTATTGTAAGAAAGAATGGCACATGCTCGAGGATTCAATCGAACAATTAGGGGACCTGGCGCATAGAGTAGTAAAAGATGGCAGAGGATTGGTGCTGTATCGGTTAGAGAGTGAAGTTGAAAAATTATATGAGGGGGAGTGATGAAAATTGCGCAAAAAATTACTTATTTACAAAAACATCATTTTGGGGAATGGTTAAAAGTAAGACAAGAGGTTGAAAATGAAATCTCTGATAAACAGTCATTATTTTGTATTTGTGGTCGTCTTGCAACAGGATTTCACGAAATGAATTGTAGTAGATTTAAGAATAAAGTTACTAGCGAAACTGTAAAAAGACTAAAACACCTATTAACAATAACAAAAGGAGAATGAGATGGGAAAACCACTAGACGCACTATTCAAAGACATGGACAATGCAAAGGATAAGTTCTTTGCCGCAATAGACAGTGTAAGTAAAAAGAAACTTGACCCATACATAAAGACGCTTATAGATAAGATTGAGGAATTGGAGAGTGAATTGGGGGAGTTAAAGGTTATGTGTTCAAAGGATCAGTTGTATAGGTTAGCTTATATAATGAAACGTATAAAAGAAGATAATAACAAAAAGGAGAGCAAATAATGAAGAATATGAAGTCTAAGGGTGTGGGATTTTGCAAATCTCGTAGTATTAGACAATATAAAGATTGGTGCAATGACCCCGTAGTTAAAGGAGGAGAACATTGTCGTAAACATACCTGTATAAGACGTGGTTGTAAGAAAGAAGCGGTAACATATTATCCTCTACTACTAAATAAACCTAGATTTTGCAGTAAACATGATAATGAATTTTTAAAGGAGGGCAAGTAATGTTGGTATTGGATATCGAGACAAGTCCCATAGCACTAAAAGATTTACCGCCAGAAAACAAAGAATATTTGCAAGAGAAGTCTAAAAATAAACGGTCAGGCAAGATTATAGACGGCGAGGGTTATGGTCAAGGTGCAATAGGGAAATTTGAGCTATCAAAGATTCTCTGTTGTTGTGTAAAAGAAGATAAGGCTCCTATTGAGGCTTATTATGGAGACGAAGATGTAATTATACGTAGAGTGTTTAGTATGTTAGTCGGGCAAGACCACATCATAACATTCAACGGCAACAGCTTTGACCTGCCTATGCTTAAAATGCGCGGTCTTATTCACGGCTTATATACCTATGCAATAGACTTTAACATTAAGGCATGGTCAGAGCAATGTATCGATGTTCGTTATCAACTAACAGATAAGTATGGAATCGGTGATCTAAAATACTGGGCTCGTGTTTTCGGCATTGCCCCACCAAAATGGGATGAGGGTATGGATAAAAGCGATTTATCACAGTATCCCATAGAGCAAGTAGTTAAAGCGTGCAAATCCGATGTTCAATGTACTTATGAATTATATCAAAAACTTAATAATGCAATGAAAAAGGAGGCATAATGGCTAAAGAAAAAAGGACAGTAGACATACATGGTAAGCAGTATGAGACAGTTGCAAGCAGAGTGGAACGCTTTAGAAAAGAGAAGGATTATGGCATAAATACGGTTTTGCTCCAAAATGATGAAACGCTAGTTGTTATGAAAGCGACAATCAAAGACGGAGATAGAATCGTTGCTTGTGGACACGCAGAAGAAAAGAGAGCAAGCTCGCAGATAAACAAAACTTCTGCACTTGAGAACTGCGAAACATCAGCCATAGGCAGAGCCTTAGCTTGTTTAGGTTATATTGGCACGGAGTTCGCTAGTGCTGACGAAGTGGCTCAAGCTATCCATCAACAGACACGCACAGAAACAAAGCCAGCATATAAGAAACCCGAAATCGTACAAGAGCCAGCAAACAACCCACCACAGCAGACAACACAGCAAGAACCTGATAAAACCCTAATATCAGATAAGCAGGTTGGAAGGTTCTTTGGCAAAGGTAAAGAATTTGGCTGGTCTACTGACGAACTTAAAGAACTTATCAAGACATTTCATTACGAACACACAAAAGATATAAAAAGAGATGATTACGCTAGAATTATAGAAACCATAGAGAAAGGCATTGCACCAAAAGACAAAAGAGAAGAGCTATTAGATAAAATCAAAAAGGATTCAGACGAGAATATAGCCAGCTTACCTATAAATAATGGTGGTAAACAACCTGCTAAGAAATTCAAACTTGAACGAACACCTATGGAAACCAAAATCCTAAATCTTAAAACCGAATTGAATGACGATATTTGGTACATGAACACACTGGTTGATAACTTTAACACGGAGGAGTTTGACGAAATGCCAGAGGAGAAACAGGAGGAATTTGCTACTCTTATTAAGTTTGAAATAGATAAAAGAAAGAAAGGTTTTAAATCATGAAGAAAAGATACATTGCAAAACCATTTCCAGAGAATATTAAAATGGCTGTATATGAGGCGCAAAATGGCTACTGCAAGAATTGTCTCAATCCAATACATAGCACACACCACAAACTACCAAATTCAGCACCAAACAGGGCTAAATATCCATTTTTCCTTAACAGCCCTATGAATGGGGTGGGCTTATGTCTAAACTGCCATAAAAACAAGGCTCACTTGTTTAAAATCACAACACAAGAGGCAGATGTATATGAACGCTGGCTTGTGAAACTAATGATAAACATGCCGTTTGCTTCTGATGAGGCAAATGGTATAACATATCAAAAAATAGGGAGGGGGTAATATGATAGATACAAACTATATCAAGATGTCTCATAATTGCAAAAGGGTACTTTTTATTCTAAAAGACGGAAAGCTACATCTTAACAGTGATATGTGGAATGTACTTAGTGGAGGATTTGCTCTGGCTGCGAGAATACATGACTTGAGAAATTACACCGATGAAGATGGCAAGCGTATATATAAGATTGAAAGCGGTAATCCTGAACACTTCAACAAGGTTAGGCAAAGTCGGGGTGATTGGTATTATCAATTACAGCCTATAATGAGACTGGGACAGAGACAGCAAAGCTTATACCCAACTGGGCTTATAGCTAAAACATGATAACAAAAATATTCCCATATACGCTTATAACTATTTGTGTGGTGTGGTGATGAAACTTAATACTATAATATGTGGGAAAGCGGAGGATGTATTAAAAACCTTTCCTGATGGGTGTGTGAATATGTGTGTTACAAGTCCTCCATATTGGGCTTTGAGAAATTACGGGGTAGATGGTCAGCTTGGATTAGAGCCGACATTTCAGGAATATATAACTAGATTGTGTGATATTTTTGACGAGGTTAAACGAGTATTAAAAAAAGAGGGAACTTGCTGGGTGAATATGGGTGATACTTATAGTAATTCTGGCGGCGCCGGCAGTCAATATAAGGCAAATAAATTTGAACGAGACAAGGGGATAAGTAGTGATAGTAGGCATTATGGTGGTCATACTTGTGATGATTTACAAGAAAAATGCCTTTGCCAAATCCCCTCACGCTTTGCAATAGAAATGTGTAATCGTGGCTGGATATTACGCAATGAAATAATCTGGCACAAGCCGAATTGTATGCCGTCAAGTGCTAAAGATAGATTTACTGTGGATTTTGAAAAGATATTCTTCTTCACGAAAAGCAAGAAGTATTATTTTGAAACACAGTATGAAAATAACAAATTAAGCGTAAAGTGGAAAGAACCGAACAAAAAATACTTACACAAAACAAGTGGAGATAGCGAAACATCACAAATAAAAAAATTTAATAGAGTTGGAAGCATAAATAACAACAGAAACAAACGCTGTGTATGGAAAATAAACACAAAACCATACAAAGAAGCTCATTTTGCTACATATCCGCCAGCTTTAATAGAAACGCCTATAAAAGCAGGTTGTCCGAAAGGTGGTATAGTTTTAGACCCATTTTTCGGTTCAGGAACATCAGGACTTGTGGCTAAAAATCTTAATAGAAATTATATAGGTATTGAACTTAACAAAGAATACATTAAAATAGCAGAACGCAGACTAGCACAAGGGGTATTAGGGATATGAACAAACTACTTGACAAACCAAAATTAAAAGAAGATTAATAGAGGAGAGTTATGGATCTAATTATAACTATTTGTGTGGTGTGGTGATGAAACTTAATCGAAAAGAGATAGTGAGATTTTTACAATTATGTATAACAAACTCCTTTTCTTCTAATTATAAGATATTCTTTGAAGTGTCTGCGTCTAAAAATTCGTCAATTACTCCAGATGGATTTGCTGGAAAATATCACTTAGATTGTGTTTTATTAGAGAGTTGGAGGAAGTCATCAAAGAATCCATTTAGAACACATTGCATAGAAATAAAGTCATGTAAGGCAGATTTTAAAAGTGATAAGAAATGGCAAAATTATATCGGTAGAACAGATGAATTGAGTTTTTTAGCATTGCCCGGCGTAATCAACCCTGAAGACTTACCCAAAGGAATAGGGCTATTTGTTCCTAGTTGTAGTTCTAGTTGTGGGGATACCGCTACTTGTCTTAATAGGATAAAGAACACGAAGTCGCAAAAAGTAAGCACAGAAGCACGATATGATACAATGTATGGTCTTGCGATAAATACTCGTAGATACAATAGGAAAGATTGGACCGAAAAGGATGATGAAGAACGTGAGAAATTATCAGAAAAGTATCTAGAGAAAGCGTGGAAGAAAAAACTAAAACAAGGAGTATTAGGGATATGAACAAACTACTTGACAAACCAAAATTAAAAGAAGATTAATAGAGGGGGGTAAGAAATGAATTTAAAGAAAGTAAGAGAGGGAGAATGTCCAACCCAAGAATATGTTACTATGAAACGGATTGAAATGGAAGTTGAGTTATTTAGTGAAAGAAAGCGTATGACAAAGGAATTGTTAAATGTGGATTTTGGAGTAAGTGTTGACCATATATGTAATGATTTGGTATTTAGAATGAATAAGAGGATTTTAGCGCAGGAAGTTGATAGAGTTGTAAAGTATGTTGAATACCCAGAAGATTGGAAGCAAGCGGTTAAGGAAAGGTTTTTTCCAAAATGGTTACTTAGAAAATACCCAGTTAGATATCATAGAGAAAGAATTGAATTAAAAAGACAGATTACATTCCCTGAATATAATGAACAATTCCCTGAATATAATGAACAATTCCCTGATGATTTTGGAAGAATGGTGTTTCATGTTTTAGATAGTAGCGGTGTAGTTTAATAAAAACTATAATAAAAGATAAGGGGAAATAATGGTTAAATTTAAAATACATCTGCCTCCGGTTACAAAGAAGAATAGTCAGAGAATCTTCACAAAGAAAACATTAACAGGCAAGCTAGTGCCATTTATTGTGCCGAGCAAGAGGTTCAAAGATTATCAAGCAGAATGTACATTTTATATGCCAAGAACACAAACAATCTCAAGACCAATAAACATTAAAGCAACTTATTATATGCCTACAAAAAGACGTGTGGATATTACAAACCTACATTCAGCCCTGCATGATGTTTTGGTACATTATAAAGTAATAGAAGATGATAATTGTAAAATAGTTGTTAGTACAGACGGGAGTAGAGTTTTGCATGATAAGACAAACCCTAGAACTGAAATATGTATCACAGAATCATCCCATAAATGCTGGGAATATAAAAAGACCGATAGCTTTTTCAAGCATAAAACAGTAAATCCAAAAATACATAGGAAGGTAATAGGATGAAACAACCTAAATGGTGGTATGGTTTTAAGGTGAGTTGTGATTTATATGAAATTGGTATAAGTAATATGTCATCACCAAGCAAACAACAATATTGTCGTAGGTCAAATAGACCTAAATACGATTTAACGGGATGTAGTTTTCAGCAATGTCCTAAATTTAAAGATTATAGAAAGAAAATAAAGAATGGAGATATTGAAAGCATAAGAGCGTTGAAATTATGTTCTTTTATGGATGATGATAAAATTGAACGACTTACCAATAACACATAAGAAACAACTATGAGCGACATAATTTTTACAGATACAAATAGAGCAATTAACCAAACAAAAGGGAGGGAGATAATGGGGAGAGTGAGTAAAATTAAGAAGCCAAAAAAGAAAGATATATGGATAGATACTCAGATAGAAGGTTATCCCACAAAAGATTATAAGAATATAATATATAATCAGGGATTGAGAAAAATGGATAAATTCCGCAAGCAAGAACTGAATGAGCTTGCTGATGAGTTAAATATAGAAGCATTATTAATGAACATAGAGGTTTCAATATTACGAAACCCTCTTACAGCTAGTGATAGCGGGATATTATTAGCCCTATCAAGAAAAGCAGTAGCCAAATTAATCTCGGCAATGATAAAGGAGAAGCTATGAGTACAACATCACAAAGGCTTACTAATGCAATTAAAACAGATTTACACTTTAAAGATGATGAGATCTGCTTTGAGAGAAATCGTTATTGGAGCATTAAGAAACTAGCGGACTATATAATTTTACATCGTAAAGAGATTGGGCTGTATGAGAAAAGCGACTTTGAGATTGATTTAGCGGACGTAGAGGAAGCCATAGGAAGAACACATATTAAACTATGCAATGTTCCTTATGTGAACTGGACAGATGCATTAGCAAAAGCCATAGTGAATAAAAATCCAATAAAAATTAAAGGAGATAAGGTATGAAGTGTCCATATTGTGGTTATGAGGATTTTGGGACGGTTGAGGATAAAGCTACTTGTAGTGATATAGGGAAGTTTGGAGAGTTTTACGATATTAGTAATGATATTGTAATGACAAGTAATTCCGAAGAAGATATGTATTTATACGGATGTCCAAGATGTAAAAAACTATTCATGAATTAAGGGGGTATAGGATATGAAAGAAAAAAAGATTTATAATTGCTGTGAATACTGCAATAAAGAACACAAAGATGTTTCGCCACCAACAAAAGACCAATATAAACAGGGTCTAATTTGTATTGGGGAATTCTCATCTATTTTGCTAGATAATTTTAAAAGTGGAAAATCTCACTCTAAGAGTTTGCAAGGCATATTTTGTAATGCGGATTGTTTAACTAAGTTTATTATAAAATCAAGATGTGGAAAATGAACACAAAACTAACCCTCTTAATGTAGAGCTAAAAACCACACCGGAGAAAACAAGGCTAGTAAAAAGAAGATAATTTGACATTAATAAATCAATATGCTATAAGGGAGTAAGGAGATAATATGGAAATAGAGAATGAAGTAGCAAACACATTGGGAAACTCAACGATAGACGAAAACAGGCTTTACTTGCCGGAAGGACAGCTTGATAGGAAACTATACTTAGCGGTGAATAAAGTTCTTGAGGCAATACATGGAAAATGGAACAGAAAAGAAAAAGCGCATGTTTTCAATGAATCTCCGTTAGAAATCCTTGATGAGATTTTACTTACAGGAGAATACACTGACCAGAAGAAAGAATATCAATTTTTTGAAACTCCAGAGAATATTGCCTTACAACTCATTGAGATGGCTAACATACAGGATGGAGAAACAGTCCTGGAGCCAAGCGCAGGTAAGGGAGCAATAGCAAAACATATAAAATGTGATTGCGTAGAGTTAAACGAAGAAAACAGAAGCTATCTAATAGCGAATAAGTTTAATTTAGTCGGTAAGGATTTCTTAGAGTTCAATCAAAAGTACGATGTAATAATAGGAAATCCTCCATTCTCAAAACAGCAGGATATTTTACATGTAGAGCATATGCTTGAACTAGCAGATAGGGTTGTTTCGGTGATGTCAAGTTCTGTATGTTTTAGAACCAATAAAAAGACAGTAAATTTTAGAGCAATGATAAAAGGATTAGGTGGACAATTTATAGAGCTACCTGAAAAGTCATTCAAAGAAAGCGGAACGAATGTCAACGCTTGCATAGTTGACGTGGATAATACATAAGGGAGTAAGGAAATATGAAATTGGAATCTCTTAAATGGCACACAGAGCAAAAACAAATCAAGGAATTAAAAGCCACCGAGGGGAATCCTCGTCAATTAACAAAGAAGCAGGCAACAGACTTAGAGAAATCACTTAAGAAGTTCAATCTTGTAGATATACCGGCAATAAATACAGATCTTAGAATTATATCCGGTCACCAACGCATTACTATATTAAAAACACTAGGCAGAGGAGAAGAAAAGATTGATGTCCGTGTCCCAAATAGAAAGCTGACAGAGGAAGAACATAGAGAATATATGCTCCGGGCTAATTTTAATCAGGGAGAGTGGGATTTAGATTTATTAGCGAATATAGATGATAAGGTATTAGAGGATATAGGATTTGACTTAAATGAAACGTTTGGATTAAATGACGAGGTTGAAGATATTCCACTTGGCGAGGATATAGAAAAAGAAAATGTATGCCCGAAGTGTGGATTTAAATGGAAAGCTAGCGACAAGAAAGCAGAGAAAATAACATGAGTGACAGTAGTTCTAAAACTCCCAAAAATAAGTTATTAAGCAAGCCAAGAGAATTTAATGAGTTTGCAAAATGGATGGCTATACCAGAACCATTTAGAGGCATAAAGAAACAGCAGGATTTCTCAAAAGCGTTTAACGTATCAGAAAAGACGCTATCAAATTGGAAAACTAAGGATTCGTTTTGGAAAATTGTAGAGACTGAATGGAGACACTGGGGACGGCAGAAAACAACCAACGTAATAGCCAAATTCTACAACATGACCATGAAAGAGGGCAAGACATCAGACATCAAACTATGGCTACAATACTTCCTTGATTGGAGCGAGAAGATAGACAGCAAGGTAAACCATTCAGGAGCATTAGAGATAATACATACATATAGAAATAGTAAAGATGACGAGGTGAAGAAATGAATCTTTGGTGTTTAATATTTGGGATGAATGGATATAGCATATAACTGATTATACTAATACTATTAGTTGGGTAGGTTATAAATGTAATAGATGTGGTAAAATTAAATATGGAGATGACAAGGATAAAAAGGGAGAATAAAAAGTGAGTAATATAATATACGAGTTGTCAGGACAGTTTGATGCTAAGATTTGGGCTAAAGAGTTTGTTAAAACAGTAAAGAATAAACCAGAGATAGCGACAGATGAAGATACTATGATAGGTTGGTTTGCTAATGCTATTATGGCTGGATATGATGAGGCAAAGAAAGAAATTATATGACAAGACAGATTGAGGTAGAACACGCAGAGAAGTGTTATAGATTCCTAGTAGAGACAAAGAAGCGTGTCAACCTTTTGTATGGTGGGGCAGGATCGGGCAAGAGTTGGAGCATAGCACAATATCTATTATTAGAGAAATTATACAAAGAACGCAATATCCGTATTTTAGTAACTCGTAAGACAAGACCTGCGCTAAAGAAATCAGCTTGGCTATTAGTTAATGACTTAATAGCTAAGTATAGCTTGCCGGGATGTGTCGTTAATAAATCAGACTTAACATTGACAGTTGGCAGCAATCAAATGTTCTTTACTTCGCTTGATGACCCGGAGAAATTAAAGTCTTTTGAGAGGATAAACGATATATGGGGGGAGGAGTTTACAGAGAACACAAGGGATGATTATTTACAGTTAGGATTGAGATGTAGGGGAGAAAACGAGAACGGTATCAATCAACTATTCTTTAGCTTTAATCCTATTGATGAGCTTGGATTCCTTAAGACTATTACAGATAACCCACCTGATAACACAGCAGTACAGCACAGCACATACAAAGATAACCCTTTCCTTGATGATGACTATGTAAAAGAGATAGAGAGCCTTAAAACGCAGGATTTAACATACTGGAAGATATATGGACAGGGTATCTGGGCATCACCGGAGAACATTATATATAAGAATTGGGATATAGTTGATGAGTTCCCTGAATGTGATAAGGTTGGTTATGGGCTGGATTTTGGGTTCAACAACCCCTCAAGCTTAAGTATGGTTGGAGAGAAGGATCAAGAGGTATATATTGACGAGACTTTATATGAGAGCGGGTTGACAAATACAGATTTAATAACAAGATTAAAAGATTTAATAAAGAATAAGAATGACGAAATAATAGCTGATTGTGCAGAGCCACAGCGTATAGAAGAGATAGACAACGCAGGCTTTAATGTTTTTGCTTGCATTAAGGGTAAGGGTAGTGTTAAGATAGGTATTGATAGAGTAAAAAGAAAGAAGCTCCATATAACCAAAAGGAGTACGAACATTATCAAAGAGATACGAGGTTACAAATGGCGGGAGGATAGGCATGGGAATGTACTTGATGAGCCTGTACCGTTCAGGGATCACAGCATGGACGCTATAAGATATTACTTAGGGCATGGCGAAGATAATGAACCTAGCATACGGCTTATATAATGACAAGATATTACAAAAGCAGTCAAAAGTGTCAAGAATATCGAGGTTTATACATATCAGCTATTTCATGTAAAGCAATGATAATTATAATACTAACAACAATAATAACAAGATGTTTATATAATGGATAAAGAATATATTAAATACTTAGAGCAAGAAATTAAACACTTTGACAAAGAGCTTATATCTATTCTTGAACTACCTGATGTTGATAAGTTCCGACAGCGTATTAAAAAAGACAAGAAGGATATTAAAACAATGCTCAACCTATATGCTAAGATAACTAAGACAAATGAGGCCATCAGACAGGTTAAAGCTGATATTAGAGATTGTATTAAAGAAGCAAAGAGACAACGTAGTATTAATAATAACGAGAAGCAAGTTGTGTGCATAGTTTGCCGAAAGAATAAGCCAAAGAGCGAAATGGATAATGTAAATATATGCGAGTCTTGCAGAACTATGGGGAGTGAGAGATATTAGATGAGTTGCCCAAAATGCAATACTATGTTACAATTCAAGATTGAGAATGGGCAGGGTAAGTTTATATGTCCCAAGTGTGGGCATAAACAGGACGTTGAAAAGCATGAGGTAACTATATGAACATTAAAGATAGATTTAAAACGGCAGTAGGTATAATGAATGGCACGATTGACCCAGTAAGCGCAATTAAGGAGGTTAACCCAGTAGTAGCAAGCTCGATAGGTGTAGGTGATAACAGCAGGGGTAGATTACAATCAGGCGATTATCAGGCTATGATTGAGAATTATAGAAGCTGGCAATATGCAGCAGCAGGAGTAATAGCAAGAAGTGTAGCAAGAGTACCATTGAGATTATATAAGAAGAAAGCAGTAAAAGGATCGCCGAAGTTAAGCAAGCAAATCAAAGAGCTAGTTAAAGACAAAACATATGAGGGCAATCTAGTTAAATTATGGGTATCAAAGGGGTATGAGGTAGAAGAGATAAACGAACATCCATATTTGGAACTAATTAAGGCGGTTAATCCTATGATGAATGGCTTTGAATTGTGGGAGTTGACAAGTCTATATCTTGATATTATAGGTAATTGCTATTGGTATTTAAGACCAAATGGTGCAGGATTGCCCGGAGAGATATGGGTATTGCAAGGACAGTATGTTAAGGTCGTCCCAGATGCAACGAGCCTAGTAGCTGGTTATATATACCAACCTAAACAAACCGTGATTAAACTGGCTTATGAAGAAGTGATACAGTATAAATACCCAAACCTTAGTGATTTGTATTATGGATTCAGTCCGATGCAGGCTGGGGCGTTTAGTATTGATTCTGACAAATATCAAAAAGAGTTTGAGATTAATTTGTTTAAGAACGGAGCAATGCCGGGAACAGTATTAGAGACAGACAAAAAGCTTGGAGATGATGCATATAAAAGGCTAATGTCTTTCTGGAAGAAGTTCAAGAAGGGTGGTGCCGGAAATACTGCGGTATTAGATAGCGGATTAAAAGCAAACAAGATTGGATTAAGCCCGCAGGAATTAAGCCACATAGACGGTAGGAAAGAAACAGCAAAAGAGATACTGTGTATTTATGGTGTGTCATTAGTTCAGTTAGGATTTGGAGAGATGACTAACAGGGCTACAAGCGATACACTTGACTATGTGTTTAATAAATCAACAATCCAGCCAAAGTTAATCCGCATTCAGGAAAAGCAGAATGAAAGGATCATGCCAAAATATGACGATAACTTATTTGTGCAATTTGACAATCCAATTCCAAAGGACAAAGACTTTGAGATTAAAGAGAGAGAGACTAATTTAAAGATGTATGTAACATCAATCAATGAGGAACGACAGAAGATAGGATTAGACACGGTAGATTGGGGCGATAAGCCATGGATGCCATTCAACTTACAACAGGCTGGTAGTAGTGCAATAGAACCGACAGAAGGGGGTAAGTCAGTAGAGAGCAGGGATGATACATATTTTAAAATGTGGATGTCAAAGGAAGAGAATGTAGAGAAGCATTTTATTAGAAAATTAAAAGTGTATTTTAATGAGGAACGAAAAGAGGTATTGAGTAATTTAGATGATTATGCAAATAGTAAGGTTATATCTCGAAGTGTAATAAAAGATGTAGTAGAGAATATCTTATTTGACATGGACGAAGAGGGTGTTAAGCTAACAAAACTAAGCAGACCAGAGCTGACAATGGCATTGAAAGAGGGTGCAGTATTAGCAGTAGCAGAAGCTGGATTGACGGTTAGTCCTGATTTAATCGTTACGCAAAACTCAAAATGGATAGAGGCTCGATTGGCTAAGTATGTAAAAGAAGTAAACGAAGAGACAGCAAAGAAGCTTGCAAGGACGCTTAAAGAGGGCATAGATGCAGGAGAGAGCATAACTAAGCTAAGTGATAGGGTTAATCAGTATTATGATAGCAATGAGAAGTATAGGAGCTTGAGGATTGCTAGGACGGAGACGGCTGAGAGTATGCAAGAGGGAATTATGAAGGCGTATAAAGAGGGAGGCATTACTAAGGTTCGTTGGATCAGCGAGGCTGGGTGCTGCGACGCTTGCAGTAGTCTGGATGGAACTATTGTGGGAATCGGTAAAGAATTTGGCGATGATGCTTTTGGAAACTTAATCGAACATCCACCCCAGCATTGTAATTGTCGTTGTAGCTTAGTTGCAGAAATGGATTAAAAAATGAAAACAGTATGTGCGTATTGTAAAAAAGAATTAAATAGAAGACCCTGTAGAATAAGGGAAAGAAATTATTGTAATATGTCTCATCAGTTGAAGTATGAATATAAAAATGGTGTAAGAGACCCAATAAAGACAACAGAGAAAGCACACGAAAGCATACGAAAATATGGACACCAATATAGGGATAATACATATTTAACAGAAAGAAATCCATCCACTCAACCAGAAGTAAGAAAAAAGATAAGTGAGGCAAAATTAGCAGTAAATTGGATGAGGGGTAGGTTGGGAAGTTTGCATTATAATTGGAAAGGTGGAAAACCACATTGTAGAACTTGCGGAAAGCTATTAAGTGATTATGTATCTACTTATTGTAAGAGTTGTTGTAGGTTAGGTGAAAAAGCTAGTTCTTGGTTGGGTGGAATATCCTTTGAGCCTTATGCGATAAGTTTTAATAATCAACTCAAAGCTAGAATTAGAGTGCGAGATAACTTTATATGCCAGAAGTGCGGAGTACCTGAATTAGAATGTGATAGGAGATTAGATATACATCATATAGATTACAACAAGAAGAATTGCGAGGAAAGCAATCTTATAAGTTTATGTCGTAATTGTCATATGAGGACAAATGCCAATAGAGAACATTGGACTAACTACTTTCAACAAAAGATGAAAGCACTTGTTGCGGAGATGGAATAATGAAAGATATGCGAATGGGAACTTTTGGCATAACGCAAGAAACAATAGAACAGTATCCAAATTCAGTTAGAGAGGTAATGGGTATGGTAATTGTTATTGAAGCTGATAATCAACTTTTCCAATCTGGTGTGGTTAAATACACATCAATATCTCCTAAATTTGATAAGCTAAAAAGTGGAGAGGCAATTCCAGAGTATGAAATTATAATAAATACGACTTGGTTTGTCCGTTCTATATTAAAGAGAATAGGAATTAAAGATATTGGAGATAGGATAACTTTCAAGAGGAAAAAATGAGTGACATAGCAATAGAAGTAACAATACCAAATAGAAACATAGAGATAATAAAAGAGACACACAATATAGATGTTGAATTACCAAACAGAAACATAGAAGTGATATTGGAGAGTTAAATGCCAGTATATAAAGACGAGTGTGGATATATTACATACAGGTGCTATCAGTGCAAAGAGAGATATTGTGCGGTTAGGATTAAGGTGGGGGAAGAAATGCCGACAGATTGTCCATACTTATTAAAGAAATGTAAATGGCAGAAGAAAGGACATGAGGAGAGTTATGCGTAAAGTGTATTGTTATGAATGTGAATCTGTGGTGGTGGGAGAAAACAAAGAATCTGGATGTTATAAGTTCTTTTGCGAACATCCTAAAAATTGTATTATAAAAAAAGAAGGAAATTGGTATAGTAGGCGATGTAGTATGAGTTATAAATCCACACCACAAAAACTTAATAAAAACAATAATTGCAAGTATTATAAAAAGAGAACATAATGACTAGAAATGCAATAGTAACAGTAAATGTCGGACCATTATGGCGAGGACTAGGAAACATCACATCCAACACCATGATTAAATATGCTCATAGAATAGGCGCGGACTTCGTGAATATAAACAATCTAGTCGTGCATCCGATAACACAGTTTGATATTAGATATGAGAAGTTTCAAATCTATGACTTGTTAGGAATATATGACAGGATCATGCTGATTGATTATGATGCGGTTATAACGAAGAACTGTCCCGATATGTTTAGATTAGTGCCGGAGAATAAGATAGGCATTAAGATTGGCAAAGGCAGTATAGATATGTTTAAGGATAGAATAGAGAAGCAATTAGGAAAGATTGAATGGGGTGTCCATTATTATAATAGTGGGTTAATTATAGTATCAAGCCAACAGCGAGAGTTATTTAATTATCGCAGTGCTAAAGTGCTGACATCCGGTACTCTAGCAGAGCAGAATACTATTACCTATCGAATATATGCTCATAGGACACCCGTTCATTTCCTTAGTAATCAAGAGCATTACATCCCAAAGACAGATAAAGAGGAGAAGAATCCTTTTGTTATACACTGGGCAGGTGGTGGTAGGGGTGGAAAAGGACAGGAGAAGATAGATATGATAATAGGGGATATTAATGGTAAGTATAGGGGGATGATATAATGTGGCTTCCAAATGTATTTGAATTTGGTTTAAATCATGGGTTTATTGGATTTGGTATTCACCCAACAATACATCGTTCTGAATATGGCAAAACACTTGATATTTTCATTTCATTTCCATTTTTCTACATAGATATATTTTGTCGTAAAGTAAAAGAAAATAAGTGGATTTAATAATATGACTAGAAACGCAGTAGTAACAATGAGTGTATCGCGCAAGTGGAATTGTCTTGGACAGACTACCACAGATACAATGGCTAATTATGCACGCAAGATTAAAGCTGATTTTGTGAATGTTAATAGCGTAGTGATACCCGGATTAGGTTGCAGAGAATATGAGAAATTCCAGCTATATGATTTACTGGGTGTATATGATAGGGTTTTATTATTAGACTTTGATGCTATGGTTGTTGAAGGATGCCCGGACATATTTAATGTAGTGCATGAAGATAAGCTAGGAGTAGCAACTCATCATTTAATAGGCAATAGAACACAAGACCCGATAGACCAGTTCGGAGATAAAGAAACAGAGTGGAATGCAGAATCGTTTTATTGGGATTCAGGTGTTATAGTAGCCTCCAAGATACATAGAGATTTGTTTGAGTATAAAACAGAGCCAAGATTGACGGGTTGTGGTTGTGCAGAAGAGAGGACGTTTAATTATAGGATTTACAAATACAAGACATCAGTTTATAATATAGGGCATAGGTTTCATTTCCAGCCGGGAAGAGATAGGAGGTTAGATCCATATATAATACATTGGGCTGGTGGTGCAAGAGGTGGGTTAGTTAATGTACAGGCAAAAGCAAAACAGATTAAAAACGATATAGCTAATTATAAAGCATGGAGAGAGAAAGGATATCCAAAACAATGGAGTTAATAATATGAGTGATATAACCACAATACAAGTAACACAGAACGACAAAGGATATAAGCTGAATTTCACAATCAAGGATGCTGATGGTGAGGTTGTTAATTTAACAGGTAAGACAATATCATTTCAGGTAGCAGAGGAAGTCACGTTTACTGAAAAGTTTGCAGGGGCTTGTGAGATAGTAGGCGCAGCACTAGGAACTTGCTATTATTTAGTGGCAGCAGAGAACTTTGACACAGTGAATAATTATTATGGTACATTACAGATGACAAAGGACAGCGATATACAAACAACAAGGCGTATCGAGATTAAAGTAATTGCGGAGCTGGCTACATGAGTATATTTTGGTGGTCAATAGGCGCACTAATAGGAATGGTTGTATCGAGCATAGGACAATATTTTTTATTTCGTTGGATGTTTAAAAAGGGATGGTTATGAGAGAGATAAAGTTTCGGGCGTGGATAGATACCGAAGATATAAGAAAAGACATAAATGGTAAAAGAGTTCCGTTTATGACAAAAGAGGTTGATACTATTGATTTTAATAATGGTGAGTTATATTTTGGTAAATGCTTTGTATGTAAGTTAAAAGAATGTATCTTGATGCAATACATAGGAAAAGGTAAAAACAATGTAGATGTTTATGATAAGGATATCGTAAAAACGCCATTAGGTAAAATAGTAGAGATAGGTTGGGAAAACGACACAAATGAATTTAGGTGGGAAGATAAACAATATTATTCAGCATGTGGTAAGAAAACGGAATTAGAGGAATTAGAAGTCGTTGGAAATAAACTTGAGAATCCAGAATTATTGGAGGAACTAGCATAAATGACTGAATGGGAAATTGAAACAATAGAGAAGATAAGAAAAGTTATTGATCATGGCTGGGGTGAGGTAAAAATAACAATTAGTAGTAATGGCGGAAGAAAGAATGTATTTTATGGATTTGGTGATGTTGATATAAAAAAAGACTTGCAATCATTTAAGAAAGGTGTATAATTAGATTATATGAGTACAAAATATCAAAGATAATCGTTAATACTGGAGGGAATATATGAGAGATTAGTCTAATAATTTAATTGACTGAATAAAAAGAATAGGTTAGGTGTTTCGAGCAATCGGAGTGTCTGACCTTTTTCTATTGTATAAATAAGGAGGAAACAAAATGGATAAAGAAGACAAAAGACTAATAAAAGATTATCTTGGAACAGTAGAAGATAAGCTCCCTGATGAGGGGACATTTGTTGTTGCTGTTAGTACGGAAACGCCTGACAGGGATAATGAAGTATTAAGGGCGAGTGGATTTGAACTTGGTAATTATAGAAAGAATCCGGTTGTATTATGGGCGCATGATTATAGTTCACCTCCAATAGGTAAGGCTCTATGGGTAAAGACAGTTGGTGACAAACTAAAAGCAAAGGTTAAATTTGCAAGTACACAATTTGCACAAGAGATAAAGCAATTATATGAAGAGGGGTTTTTAAGTGCATGGAGTGTGGGATTTATACCTAAGAAATGGATAGATGGTGAGACAGATAGCGAGATTAGTAGAGAATATACAAAGCAGGAGATGTTAGAGTTTAGTGCAGTGCCAGTGCCGGCAAATCCTGACGCTTTGCTTGAGGCAGTTAAAATGGTTAAGGATGTTAACTTAAAGAAGATGTTAAGGAAGCAGATCATAGAACAGAAAAAGATAAAAGCAGAAGAGACACTAGCAGAGAAAGTAGATGAGCCTGTTATAGATAAAGACAAAGAGAAGTCTATTGATATAGAAGATAAGAAAAAAGGCGAGCCGGTTGAGAAAGAGAAATATAAATGCAGTTGTATAGATTGTGGATGGAAAACAGAATCAGATGACCATTGTAAGAATCTTAAATGTGAGAAATGTGGTGGAACTATGAGAAATGCAGATCGTCCTGGTCCCGGAGAGGCAGTAGAAGATGATAAAGAAGTAGATGAATCAAAGAACCTAGTCAAAATTAGCGATTCACTATTAGAATTTGAAGAGGGCAAGATAGATAGGAAAGAAATACTGGCTAGAATAGAGAAAGCTATGACAAATGTAATGGAAAAGGTTGGTGCTGTATTAAGCAAGAACAACAAAGCAAAGCTGGTTATAGCAAGAGAGAACATTCAAAGCATATTGGATGTAGCAGAGATAAACACAGCAGAAGGTGACAAGGCAATAAGTCTTGAGGATATTCTTGAGGCTATAAAGGCAGAAAAGAAAGCAGAAGTTAAAGAAGTAAAAAAAGAAGAGGTTGAGCCTCCCAAAAAAGAGGTTAAAAGCGAGAAAGAGGTTTCAGACGCAGAAGTCAAAGACATTAAGGCTATTATTCATGCACAGGCTGGAGAATGTATCGACAAATGGGTCGGAGAAATCAGAACAAGCATATTAGGTAAAGTATAAAAAGGAGATAATCATGGAAGAGAAAGAATTGAAAGAATTAGTTAGTACAGAGATTGCGACTGTAATAACTGATAAGCTTAGTCCGTTAATGGCGGATATTACGGCGAGATTGGGTAAGTTGGATGAGAACAAACTCAATAAGCTGGGCAATGATAAGGATCTTGCCCATGTAGAAAGAACTGTTAAATTCTTTAGAGCAATCGTAAATGGAGATATGGCAGAGGCAAAGGATTTGAGCGAAGGTGGAACTGCTGCAAATCTTGTTCCAACGGAGTTTCAGGCAGAGGTTATAAGGGTTATTCCGACTTATGGAGTAGCAAGAAAGAGTTGCCGTAAGATTCCAATGACAGCAAAGTCTAAGACTATCCCATCTCTGACAGCAGGTGTTACTACCTACTGGACAGACGAGAAGGGTGTAAAACACCAAAGCACACCTAGTTTTGGATTAGTTACATTGACAGCAAAGAAACTTGCTGGTATATGC